ATTTCCAAACTTGATTGCTTTGTCATCTGCAATGAATACATCTCCAAACTCTTTTGTTGTAGAACCTATGTCTGCACCACCAGATGTGTCTGGTAAGATTACTGTACTTGCATTAAGTGTTCCCACAGTTAAGTCACCCATCTGGAAACCTGTACCATCATCATCAATCTTTGCGGCTGTAATTGAATCGTTTGCAACATCACCAGTTGCAATTGTTGTATCACCTCCTGTTAAAAGATTTGCGAGATTTCTTGCGTTACTCATTTTTTTCTCCTATACCTCTCTATTTATGTCTGTTATGGGCCTGCTGTCCAAAACTCAACGTCATAATGAGTTTCTACAGCACCACCATCATAGTTACCCCAACCGAATTGTATTGCATCACTATTTGATTTTGCACCAGTGCTACTGGTTACAAGTGTGTTTGTAGAGGTATTTGCATAATATTTATCAGTTACAGTAAATCCTGTTCCTGCTAAATCAGGTGGAGAAGCTCCTCCACTATAAAATCCTTGTACATAATAAAAATTATTCTCATCTCTACCTACTCTGAAAAAATATGGATTAGTACTTGTATGACTTGCGTATGTGCCTGGCAAACTAAGTCTGGTCGTAGTGCCAGAATCAACGTAACTTGAACCAGTTCCATATGACCATCTAACTTTAGGAGTACCACTAGCATTATAAGTGTCAAAGTAAACCCAAGAGGCAAGTCTTTTTCTGTTAATCACATAAGTATCGGTCACAGTTTCTAAATAAGTTACAGATGTTTCAGCACTTGTACTAGTGGTAAACATACCAGCTAACCCATATCCATAACCATCAAATGAATATTGTATAAATGAGTGTCCTTGAAAACCATCTGTCTTAGTTGTATTAGCTTCTTTAAAATTATTACCGCCTGGCGATGCAAGAACTAAGGTGTTTCCATTAGCATGACTATATCCATTATAAGTCCAAGTTGAATAGGTTGAAGTTGCTGTAAAACCTTCAAAGTCAGATTGTGAAACTCTCTCAGGGTCACCAAAACCAGTTGATTGACCACTAGCACCCATTAATATATCTTTAGAAAAGGGCATTACTTATCCGTCCCACTTTCTGGGTCAAAGTTCTTTGCATCTTCAAAGAAAGAGGTTGACTCATTAAAACCAAAATCGTCATCTGCATCTGCACTTGCTGGATTTGGTGTAACTGTGTATCTCTGTTCTCTACTTGGTGCGTTAACTTTTGTATCAGTGTATTGGTCAACTTGTACAGTTCTAATAACCTTATCAGAAGTAACAGGGCCGTATAGATAAAACTTTGCAGTGAAAGTAAGAGTGTAAATAATTGCTCTTCTTTCTTCGAAGTTTCCTTGATAACTATCTTCGTAACTTACAGAACCTAATATAATTGGAACATCTCTTTTGATACCCATATCAGCCATATCGTTTATTGTAATCGTATAGTCTGGTTGAAAGTATGGAAGTATCTGTTCTACAATCTGTAACGCATCATCAGAGTTCTTTGCCATAACATACAAAGTAAAATCTAAATTGTATGGTACAGGCATATACTGTACATCTAACTTATTTGAATCACTTGATTTAACTTTCTTAAACTTTTGTACTCTGTTTAGTTTTCTTACAGGGTCATATGCAAGATTAGAAATCTCAAAACCTATTCTTGGTAAAGTGACTGCAACTTTATTTTTTAAAGATGGGTCATTATCAAGTCTTGTTAAAAACTTTTGTTTAGGCCCATATGCAAGTGGTACTTTCATCTTTTGAATGATTGTTCCACTATTGTTTTTTCTTACAATGTTTATGTTGTTAAATATTGTACCAAAAGAAACTACGACTTTTCGCATTGTTTCATGGTAGAATTGTGTTCCTAGCATAATTAATCTCCAGCATCACCAAACGGATTTCTTTCCGTAAAGTCTAATATGTTATCATCTAATGTATCAAACATTTCGTTTTGCTCCAATGGAGCAGTTTTAGTTGTATTACTATCTCCTACTATATAGGTTTCTTGTATGAGGTATGCAGTGATACCTGTGTCTGCGTCATTCTCTAGTGCAATGTTCTCACCGATAGATGTTGAGTCATTTTCAAAGGTAATATTATCACCATCTGTTTCTTCAAGTAATACACCATCTCCATGTGCAGCAAAACTTTCAAGTCTAATGTTTTCATTGACTGCACTTGATTGTTCAAGTGTGAATTGTTCTGCAAGTGTATCTACAGATAAGTCATCTTCAATCGCATCAATTTCTTCAATACCTGTATCGAGAACTTCTGAGCTATACTCATACTGTGAACACTTAAGTTTGTAGATTGGATTATTATCCAATTGATGAAAAGGTTCATCATGGTCTACAAAGTTTATTTGAAATATCTTTTCTACGATTGGGTGATAAACTAAATCACCCTCTTGTGGTCTGTCTGCATCTGTAGCTGCAGTATCTACGATTAAGTAAAACTCATTACCACTTTCTTCAGAAAGTATTCTACCTTCATTGTCATTTTCTAAAACAATTTTTTCTGCACTCTCATCAAAGATGAAACTTTGCGTGACTGTACTTAGTGTTGAAGATGAAGTGGACTGGTCAAGTGTTCCTGCTTCTAATAATATAGAACCACTTGAAGAACTATCTGTTGCTTCTTCAATCTGAACTTGTCTGTCCATCTCTTGAAATCTTTTCTTATGCACAACAAAGGTAATCTCGTTTCTGTTCTCTAAACCAAACTGTGTCATTATCTCTTTGTCACCAGCATAACCTTCACCATCTTCTATGTACATTTCGATTGGGTGTTGTGTGTTAAACTTATTCAGTGCATCTTCACCAAACAAAGTATCAGCTGCAACAGACTGTCTGTCCATGTAATAAACATCATGTCCATGTATTTGGATTGCTTCTTTGATTAAGTTACTGTAGAGATTTCTCTCTGACTTAAGTGATTGAAGATTGTTTGTGTGAAAGAAACTATTAACAGCCATGCATCTACCCTATCATGTAATCTATAGGTGTTTCAAAACTTAATTGTATCTGTTCCTCTAATCTTTGTATCTCTTCTATTGCTTGTGTATATATTTGTTCACCATTCATAGTAACACCACCCAGCATTGCAACTCCACTAAACTTGGAAAGGTTTGCACCCCACTGTCTTTTAATTAAAGATGTTACATATCTCTTAAGATAAATGTCATCAAATATATCTGTGAAAGAACTTGGGTCAATTTTTCTATAACAATCTATGATTAGAAAATTATCAACATCAACTTTATTCTCCCAGTCCATATCTATATACAAACGATTTTGGTGTTGATTAAAACGCACTGGTGTTTCACCTACAAGCATATGTTGAAGGTGGTCTAAGTGTTTCATAGTCATGTCGTATTGTATCATTGATGTAGATGAAAAATCATACAAATCATTTAATCGTAATTGATATCGTATGTCAAACATATTATTTGTTACTGCATCATCAAATGGGAAAACCTGTACTACTGATACTACAGCAGAAGGCATAGGTATATAGTTCTTTCCTTCTAAGAATGAACCAGTTACATTTCCGTCTTTTGAATCTGTTGAAGTTGTTGTTTCGTTTGACCTAGCTCTGTCAACATCATCTTGTGTGATTTTATATTTAAGATACATCTTCTCTACACCATCATAGTGATACTGTGCAAAGTATTGTAATCCTTCGTCTATTCTATCTTCTACTTGGTCATCTGACACATTAATGTCAATAACACCAAAACCTAATGCTCTTAAACAATAGTTTTTGAAACCATCTCTTGTACTGGGTATTGCCATATTACTTCCTTTTATTACTATTTATAATAAACTAACCAAGTGCGATACCGATTGCAGTTGCTTCATCTGCAGCTGCAGTCGCAGTTGTTAACGCAGAACCAGTTCCATCAACAAATGAAGTTGCAGTTAAAGCACCAGTTGCAGAGTTAAATGTAAGGTTTGTTCCACTCTTTGCAGCTAAGTTACCACTCGCACCAGTAGTAAATAATGGGAAACAAGTTGTGTCTGTAGACTCATCTGCAACATTAACTAAAGATGAAACACCAGTAATTGTTGCAGTTATGTTTGTTACAGAGAGTGTATCTGTACTTGGATTATACTGTATACCAGCATCTGTTTTAAGTGCTTCTGCTGTTGCACTACCATTGTTTGCATCAACAAATGTTAAAAAATAACTTGCATCTGTATCATCACTTTGTGTTTTAACTGTGTTAGCTGCAGTTGCAAGAGTTGCTGTAGCTGCATTACCTGTAGTATCTTGGTTTAATGTTCCAACAACAAAGTCAAGAGTTCCGTCATCATCTTGATACTCAACTGAAATACCAGATTCACTATTACTTGTAACCATTGCACCTACAGTGTCTTGTATAACTTCAGTTAAATCTATGTTTGCAGTACCATCAAAAGAAACACCATGTATATTTCTTGCAGTTGCAAGTGCAGTAGCAGTTGCAGAAAGTCCGACAGCAATATCAGCAGTACCATCAAATGATGTACCACCAATTGTCCTTGCAGTTTCTAATGCAGTTGCAGTTCCAGCATTACCACTAATTGTAGTCACATCATCAACAACTAAATCAACTGTACCATCATCATCTTGATAGGTTGCAGTAATTCTTGTTTCGGTGTTACTACTAAACATTGCACCAACAATATCTTGTACTGTTTCAGCAGATGCGTATTTGTTTGTTGAACCTTCTGTTAAGTTATCAGTTGTAAATCCTGTAAGATTTCTTGTGGTAAAGAAAACACCGAAACCCATATGTGCGTGATTTGAACATTGATAATAAAGAATGTCTGGTGTGTCTTCATCAGCAACTATCTGTGTGTATGCACCAGATGAGCCTGGCGTTCCACTTGTTGTTACACCACTTGTGTACGCAGTTGTTTTAGCTGCATCATAGTAAAACCTTAGTGGGTGACCAGAGTTAGATGAGTCTGATTGGTCGAACTTGTATGTGTTTCTAGGTATTAATCTTAGAAACGGTGAAAATGTATCGTTGAGTTTATATCCATTACTACTTCCAACTCCGTAGTATGGGTGTGATGTATCTTTTGTTGCAACAGTCACCAAAATCGTGATAGTAGAAGCCTCGTAAACTTGTGAAGGAGTTTCTGTTTCTACGAAAGAATTAAGTTGTGTGGTGTCACCTTGAACTGTAAGGTTACCAGCAATCGTTACATTTCTAAAACCAGATATGTCTTTGTTACTATCTGCGATAAGTGCTTTACTTGCAGTTACCGTACCAGCAGTTACTCCGTCTAAAACTGTAAGTTCACCAGAGTCAATAGACGAACCATCTACGATTAATGTACTACCAGAGAGATATAAGTTTCTCCATTGTCTTGTTGCAGAACCTAAATCAAAAGTTTCGTCTGCAGCTGGTATCATGTGGTTTGCGATTTTGTTAGGGTCTAGTCCACCACCACTTCCAGATAATCCACCGACTGTAATTTGTGACTGTCTAACTTGTTGTTGTAGAATATTAAATTCTTTTCTTAATGCATCTATCTCATCTATCTGTTCTTTAACCTCTGTCTTATCTTTCATATCATCAAGGTTGTCAACGACATCTGTGATAAGTTTTTGTGTTGCTTCTATTGTTTCTTGTTTTGTAGGTAGAACTTTATCCTTAACAAGTTTCATTGCCTCTCTTACATCAACTGGTGTCTGTGAAACAACAACAGGTTTGACTGGTTCTGGTGTCTTGGTTTCTATAACAAGAGGTTCTGGTATCTTGACTGGTTCTGGTTTCTTCTCTGGTTCTGTATTGAGTAGTGACTCTTCTATCTTTGGTTCTGGTTTAAGTGCAGATAATCCAGAGAATAAAGTTTCAAGAGCTTCTATCTTTTTACTCTCATCAACTTTAGGTTCTTCTACGATAACAGGTTTGATATCTTCGACTTTTAGTTGTAAGTCTTCTTCAACTATTTCTGGTTTGATTTCTACACCAAAGGACTTGATAAGTCCAGAGAACGCATCTAACTTTTGCGTGTCATCTTTTGATAAGGATTTCTTTTCAACAGGTTTGGATTGTTCTTGGATTTTTCCGTTGGGTTTACTTTTCTTTTCAATCTTAGAGGTAACTTTCTTAGGTTCAATGGGGGTATCATCATCTTTCTTCTCTATTACTTTTACAACTTTCTGTACAGATGTA